ACGGTCGGAACGGAGGTGCGGACCTTCGTGCGGTAGTTTAGGCCCCGGATCGTCCGCCAGTGGCCGGCGGCAATTTCGGGGTGGGCTTGCATAACCTCCTCAATCAGGCCGGCAGCGGAGTCGGCACCGTTGAGAATGGCAATATCCAGCAGCGTTGGGCGGGTGAGCATGGAGACCTCGGCGATAAGGGAGCGGGATGGCGGGAAAAGGAAGCGGGGCGGGGCAGGTCAGTTGCGGCCGGGCAGTCGCAGGCCGAGCGCAAAGCTGGCCAGCCGCGTGGGCAGGGCGTTTTGCAGTTGCTTGGCGGATCGGCCCGAGGCGGTCTGGTTGGGCTGGTTGGGTTCGCCGTCGGCAAACTCGGCCGGCTCGGAGTCGCCCAGCTCGGCGCCGATGGCGGCCAGGCGTGTGCGGAGCTGGTCGTTCTCTGCGGCCAGGTCTCGCGTAAACTCGGCGCGGGCGGCTTCGAGCGACAAACCGCGGACAAAGTACGCGGCGCCGCGGGTCTCGCCAAACTCGGCAACGAACGCCGCGCCCTCGCGAGCGCGTTGTTCGGTGGCGTCGGCCGGCGGCGGATCGCCGGCGGCCTGGTCGTCGATCTGGTCGACGGGTTGGGCCTCCGGGGTCGGTTCGTCGGTGGCGGGCGGGGCTGCAGCGTCGCCGTTTTCGGCGTCGGGATCCGGCGCCGCTTCATCCTCCGGCGTTTCGGCGGGGTCGTCGTCGGATTCGGCTGCAGGATCCACGGCGGGAGCGGTGAAGCGGGCGGCGGCCGGGTTGGAGCGGCAAAACTCCGTGTGCGTGTGCTTGTCGTAGCCGTGGGGACAGATGGCCACCCCGCGCAGGCTCCACTGGCGGAAGATCAAGAGCGGGCCTTCCAATAGCCGGCCATTGACTTGGGCGGTGGCCCCTTGGCTCAGTTGCTCCACTACCAGCCCGTCGTCGAGGTCGAAGGCAATCGAGGCCTCGTAAGGAACGCCGGCCTTGTGGTTGGCCAGGATTTCGCGGGCGCGGTCCGTTGTGAGCACGAGCTGACCATCACACCATAGGGCGTCCTCGCGGTGTTCAAAGCCGTCGAGGAAGCCGACGATCTGGTCGTCGTCGTGGCAGTAGTCGAGGGCAAGGCGCTCCTTGTGGACGTTGCAGCCGTCCAGATCGTGGACGCATCGGCCCCAATACCAGTGGTCCAGCGGTTCGGCGGTGCGCGCGGCGATGTGGACAGGCACGGCGTCGGTTTTGTCGCCGGCGACGAACTCACAGGGCGCGGCGAAGTGGCGAGCGGGCTCGGGAACGGAGATTTGCGCGAGGTCGAGGGTTGCGGGCATTATTCGGCTTCCTTTTGTTTGGGCTTGGCGCCTGGGGCGGGTGGCAGAGAGTTGATTTTCTCGCGTGCCTCGCGGACTTCCGTTACTACGTCGTCGAAGTCGATCTTCTGGCGTTTGAGCACGCGCTGAGGGGAGGTAAGGCAGTTATTGATGGCCTCGACGTCGGCCTTGACTTCTTGCAGTGGATTGATCCACGGCATTTTTTGCGGCAACCACTCCCACACCAGGTCCTGCAGCGTCCAGCCGCGTGGCAACTCAAACGCGCCGTCGAGAATGGCCATCTGCAGGCGCCAATAGGTGAGGCGGTCAAGAAGCTCTTGGATTTCCGCCTGCTTGTCGCGGGCGGATAACTCGTAGAGGATCACGGCGCCGCGTGCGCCGGAGAAGTTGGTGCGCGACTCGTCCCAGAAAATGGCCGGGATGTCCAGGGCCTTCAGCCCAAGCGCGATGGATAGCTCGACGTAGTTGGTGAACTCTGCGCTGGGGGTCTTGCTTTCGAGGATTTCGGCAGTCTCGTCAATGCCGAGATCGAGCTGGAAAGGACCGCGGCCGAAGTCGATCGTTTGCGCCGACTTGTCGGGGTTGCCATCTGCGTCGTCGGCGGTCTCGACGTCGCCAATGGCCTCGTCGTCGTCGCGATGGAGGGCCAACCCGAAGAGCTGGGAAACCTTGGCTTTTACCAGCGCGTAGTCCAAACACTCGTAGGAATCGCGGAGCCGGTTGACGGCCGGGGCCAGTGGCGAAATGCCGCGTCCCTGGTCGAATCGGTCGAAATAGGCGAGTTGTTCGACGTATTGCGCGCTCAGCTCGCGAGCGAACGTGAACCCAGAGCTGCCCGTGCGGTTGTGCAGCGCGTAGCCCAGAGGCTTGCCGGCGGCGTTGGTCCGGATTCCGTGCGAGTAGTCCGCGCGATTCGTACCGCCTGGCGTGCGGATTCGGTCGCCCTCGATCGGAGCAACCAGGCCGGAGCGGAGCCGTTGGAAGAAGACGTCGCCGTCGCATACGCGGTGGGCTTCCGCCAATCGCATGCAGCGGCGGCGGCTATGTCGGCCGGTGGCCTCAAAGTTGCCTTTGCGCCCCCAGCGGGCGACGAACTCTTCAAGTCCCTTATCGAACGCATCGTTGCCGGTGTGCGATTCGAAGGCGTGGCTCGCGACAAAGTCCAGATGCAGCCGAATCGCCCAGGCGGCAATTTCGAAATTGCGGCGCAGGTCTCGCGTGGCCGAAATGAGCGTTCGCCGGCGGGTGGGCGTTAGGGCCGAGTCCTCCGATTGCAGCACGGAACGCGGCGCACGGCGACGGTTGGTGGCGTCGGTCGCATCGTAGGCCCACCGTGCGGCGCGATGGGCAGCAGATCGGAGCGTGGAGAGGATCGGCAAGGATTAGGAGCCAGGCAGGCGGATTGAGCAGCAGCGAGGGCGGCGCCCGGTCAGGCGGGCCAGGCGGGCGGCTAATTGCTTCCGCAGTTCGTACAGTTCCGTCGGGTTGACGAACTGCGTGGTTTGGCCGTCGATCGTGACGGATGCCACGCCGTGGGTGGCAATGCGAACGGCGGCCCGGTCGATGGCGTCAATGGCGGTTCGCAGTTCGTCGGCAGTCATGGGTCCATTTTGCGCGCAGAGGTGGCGCTGACCGGAGAGCGGAAACCTAGTTTGACGGTTTTTCTTCCGGCGTGTGTTCGTAGCTCAGGTCCACCCGGGCCTGTCCGCAGTCCTCGCAGCGGGTCCAGCGGCGGACCACGGCCGTGTAGGGTTGGCCGTCCGGAGTGCGGCCGGCGTAGGGCGTGCGCCGAGTCTGGGTGTAGGGGGTGCGGCGGGTGGATCCGCAAGCCGTGCAACGGCTCAGGGCAACGGCGACGGTAGGTCGCGGTTCGGTCCTCGCCCCCTTGGGCCGGCCACCAGTGCGTTTCTTCGTGGTTTTGGGAGTGCTCATAGATAGTGCACCTTTCTTTTCTTGCGTGAGGGTTTCTTGCCAGAGGCGAGGGCGGCGGGGCGCGCGCCTTTGACGCCGGCGGCCACGAAACAGAGGACTAGGGCGTCCCAGAAGTGGTTGTCGCGGCCTGGCCGTAGCTGCCATTCGTCCAGCGTTCGGCCGCGCGCCGTGACCCTGAGCGGGTACTCCGCGGCGTAATGGTCGGCCAATAGCCGGAGGTTTCCGGTGGGCAGGTGGAGAGCGCCGGGATCGCCCGGGGCCGTCGTGAGGGCGCGGGCAACGATGGACTTCCAGGCGTTGGCGTCGAATTGGATTTGCCGGCGGCTTCGTTTCGGCGGCTTCGCAGATCGCCAGTAGTGGCCGACGCGGTCGCCCGGGTGTTTGGTGTATTCGCTGAGCGGCTTGTTCGTGGCCTTGACGGGCAGACCCTTCGACCCTATGACCGCGGCCGGCGCGTTGCATTGGGCGATGGCTAGTTCGACTTCGTCGGGTTTGTAGCCCAGGTCCACCAGGCAGAGGTCCACCCGGTGTTGGCTGCCGTCGAGTTCCCAGGTTCGCGCCAGTAGACTATTGAGCAGATCGGTCAGGCCGGCGACAATCGCGCCATCCTTGCCGCGGCCGGGGTACTTTCGCTTGAGCGTGCGCGTTGCGTCATCCAGCGTCCAGTATTCGCGCTTCTGGTCGGGCCAGGCGCCCCAATCGACCAGGCCGGCGGTAAGATCGGTGGAGGATGCGAGCACATGCCAATAGAGCAGGTTGTCGTGTACGTCGATACTGGCGGTCAGCCGTGCAAGGGTCTGCCGGAGCGTTGGCAGAGCGCCGCGTTCGTATGCGCCGGCCGGGCGTTCCAGGATCGCCTTGGCGGTGATGGCCTCGGCACCGTCGGTGGAATCAATCGGCGCGTTCTGGTATTCGGCGGCGTGGGCTGCCGGGTTTCGCAACCGCAGATTCCAGTGGAGCTGTATGGCGCTGTGGCAGCCTTGCCGGTAGTGTTCCCAGGAGACTTCGGCTCCGGCGTCCATTTCCTCGCGGTGGGTGAGGTAGTAGGCGTCGGCCGACGCGCCGTCGCCACCCGCGGCCAAGTCCTCGGTTCGCAGGCGGGAGTACTCGCCCCATAGGTTGTCATTCGTCGGCCAGGAGATTACGGCGGGCGTGCGCTGCCCGTGCCATTCGGGCATGGCGCGGCGGTCGAGGTAGCGGCTCGCGAGGTCGTCGGGCTTGATGACTGTACAAGGCATGGCGGCGGCAATGGACGTGCCCGGGCCTCCCAGGGCTAGCACGGCCCCTTGGATTATCTCGTGGCGCGCCTGTGTTTGAGCCGGGCTGCGCGCGGATTCGTCGGTTTGCGGATCGTCCAGAATCACGAACGAAGGCCGGATGGTTCGGCCGTCGGCCGTCGTATGCGCCATGCCGCGTATTTGCCCGGTCAAGCCAGCGGTGCGGACGGTCGCCCCGGACGCGCGAGAGCCGGCAATTGTCGGCAACGTGATTTTGTGGCCCGTCCAGATCAGCGCCGTAGGCTCGCCGCGGTAGAGCTGGCCGCGGGCGCGCTGGGAAATGCCGTCTAGGCGGCGGATCGGATAGCAGACTTCGGGATAGTCGTCTAGTAGGCGGTCGTTGTGCGCGAAGGCCATTTTGATGGAATCGAGCAGTTGCACAGCGGCGGGTTCGTCCGCGCCGATCAGCGCGACGAACGGCCGCAACCCTCGCAGCAGGGCCCAGACGGCAGTCAGCCAGGACCACGTTGTCTTGCCGAATCCTCGCGGCATTGCGAAGGCGAACAGGCCCCCATTGGTTGCGGCCCCGGCCAATCGCCGGCAAGCCTGGTAGTGGCACGGGCCAGGCGGCAGGCAACAAATATCGGGGAAGTACTCTCGCCCAAAGAACGCTAGGTCGCGGCTACCTTCGGCGCGCCGCTCCGGGTCGCGGATCGGTGGTAAGGGGCCGATGTCGCGACCTGCCGTCGACAGCCGGCGTTGGCGTTCGGCAGCGGCCTTTTTGTGTGCGTCGTAACGGCGGGGCATTCAGTCAGCGCGCAGCGAGGGCGGCCTCGATGCGTTCGCGGGCGTGGGCGAAATGTGCGGCGGTGAACTCGCAGCCGACGAACCGGCGGCCCATAGCCAGACAGGCGGCGGCCGTGGTACCAGACCCCAGGAACGGATCGCACACCAGGCCACCGGGCGGCGCGAGGGCGACCAGGTCGCGGAGGATGGATTCCGGCTTCTGAGTCGAAATGGTCCGTTGCGAGGTGCTTGGCGCGGGTGCGGAGAGCAGGCCGGCGTGGTAACGGACGCCTGGACCGGGCTTCGACGGGTGCGCGCCGTGTGTCGCCCACAGCACGTACTCGCACTGGTTGCGAGGTCGATCGGGCTGGGGCCTCGCGTTGCGCTTGTCCCAGGGGATAATCCCGCGCCAAGTCCAGCCGGCTACCTGGATCGCGTCGGACGTGGCCGGGAGTTGTCGCCAGTCGCAAAAGACGCACAGGAAACCGCCGGGCTTGGTCGCGTCGAGCGCGGCACGCATCCACTGCGCAGACCACAGCAGATAGGCGCGTTGGTCTCGTGAGTCGCCGGCGAACTCGGCAAATAGGGTCTTGGTGTCGGTGGATTGGTACTTAGCACGGGTCGGTTGCGCGCGATCGCCGCGGAATTGGCCTCCTGACGAGTACGGCGGGTCAGTGATTACTGCGTCAAGTGAAGCGGGCGGCAGCGATGGCAACACGTCCTCCGCGCAGCCGTGGTATAGGGTCACATCGAAAGCCAGGTCGTGGCGGGTGGGGGTCATGGGTGAGGGCTCCGGGTGTCGATCAGGGCAGTAGCGGCCAGGCGGGCCAGTTCGTCGAGTGGCAGGTCGGCATGGTCAGGCAGCGCTCGCGCGAGGTGTTCGCGTGCGCGCTCGACTTCGGCGGGGTCGGTCGGTGGCGTGTCGCTTGTGGTTTGGTCGGGCGAGGGCGCGGCGCCCAACGCGAGCAGACGGTTCAACTCGCGTTGCGCGGCGAGGGCGGTCTTGCAGTCTTGGACTTGGACCGATCGGCGGTACAGGTTGTTGAGGCGGCGGATTGCGCGCCCCAGCTCGTGCGTCTTGTCGTAGCCGGCCGCGGCCATGAGGCGGCGTTGGGCTTCTGCGATAGCGGCTTCAGCGGCGGCCGGGGCGAGCCCGATCTGGTCGGAGGTCAGAGCGGCGGCGACCTGGTGTGTCGATTCGAGCGTCAACAGCAGCGTAATGGTCTGGTCGACGGTCTCCGGGCTTACCGTTGGCGGCCCGGGCTTGGGTTTCGCCTTGGCGCGTTTTCGTTTGGCCACTACTTTTGCGTCTCCGGTTCGGGGGGGACGTCGCGGAGCATTTCGCCGAACCAATCACGGTAGAACGTCCACACGTCGCGGTCGTTCGTCCAGTCGTATTGTTCCGCGCGAGGGTTGGCCGTAAGGTTGGCGCTGCCGGTGATGGTGTGGTAGTCGTCGCCGTGGTTCAACAGGAGGACCTTGGCGTGATTGCGGAAGGCGCGGTAGTGTCCCCCGCGGTCGCGTAGCCCGTTCAGCAGGCGCGAGTACACCGACGTTTCGCGGCGTTTGAAGTACAGGCCGCTCAAGAAGTTCACGGTGCCGATTTTGCCGGCGTCCCACAATTCGAGCAGCTCCACAACGGTGGTAGCGCAGAGTGTCCAGGTGGAGCAATAGAGCGTTTCCGTGTGTGGCAGCCACCGGTCCAGGATTAGCGGAACCCAGGTCCAGAAGTCCCAAGTGGCCCCGGAGACAATGTGCAGGGTTTCGCCTGGCTGGGGCGGTGCCCCGATCACGTCGGCGAGCGTGTCGCGTTGGCGCAGGCGTGCGAAGCGGTGCTTTGCCTCGCGCCGCAGGGCGCGGGCCGTCGGGATTCGGTCGGACTCCAGCCCATTGTCGGCGGCTGGGCCTCCGATCAGGTCGGCCAATAGCCAGTCGGGCGGGCCAAAGTCGTTGGGATCGAGCATTTGAGGTGTCGAACGCGGCGGCGGAGGGGAAAGAAAGTCTGTTTGAGACGAAAACCTATTTCCGCCCGGGGGTTCCGGGGAGGGCTGGGAAGGACCCGCGGCGGGCGTGGCGCGAGGTAGGCGCGCGGAAAAGGGGCGGAGGGCTGGGAAATGCCGCCAGATGGGGCGGCGGCTAGATTTCGGCGTCGGGGTCGCTCGGGTCGAGGTGCGAGACGATCACGCGGAGCAGGCGGTGCGTCTCGCGTTGCAGGCGGATCGAGAGCAGGCAGCCGACACCTAAAGCGAAGGCGATGAGCATGGTTAGTCGGGGGCGATGCGGAGCCAGAGCAACCAGCCGGGGTGCGGCAGGCGGCGCGGGATCGGTGGCCAGGCGGCGCGAGGCGGCAAGGCGTGGTGTGGTCGCGTGAAGTGGGGCGGTGCGCCGTGCGGCGCGTGGCGCGGTGGGCGGGCGTCAGCCGCGCAGCAATGGGCCAGGGTGGCGCAGAGGATCAGCAAGAGGATGGAGCAGCAGCGGAGCATTAGGCACCTTGGGGGTGAGAAGCAGGCTTTACCTTGGTGGTTACGTCCCGAATTACCGCGTCCACTTCCGTGTCCACGGGGGCGGTGATTCGGGCATGGGCCCAGCGGAAGGCGGCGGCCCCTACCAGGCCGATCAGCCAGCGGGCCAGCAGGCCGGGCAGGCCGCGTAGGCCCAGCCAGCCCAGGGCCAGCGTGGCGACGGAGCCAACGGCCCAGCCGGCCACCTCGGGCCCGGTGAGGGTGGCGGCGGCCTCGGACCACTGGCCCGTTACGGCAGAGCCGGCGGCGTCGGCCAGTTGGGCGCGAGGTACGGCCTCCAGGGCGGCCTCGGCCTTGGCGTCGGCGGCGGCTTGGGATTGGGCCTCCAGTTGGGCGAGTTGGGCCTCCAGTAGGCGGCGGCGGAGGTCGCGTTCTTCGGGCGGGCCGTGGATCGCCTCGGCCAGTTGGGCCAGGTCCAGCGAGGCGGCTCGAGCACCGCCGATTTCCGCGGCAGGATCCGGGCGCGTGGGCCAGACACCGCCAGCATTCGGCGAGGGTTGGGGCGTCTGTTGTGGCGCAGGCTGTTGCGGGTACGGGCATTGGCCCCCGGGGCATCCGCCACCTTGGCATCCGCCCATCATGCCTTGCAGCCGACCACCGAACGGTTGCCAGCGTTGGGCTTGCGTGGGGATTTCGACCAGGCGGGCGGCGGTCTTTTGTTGGGCGTTTCCCCAGAGAGCATAGAACGCGTGATGCGGCGCGGCGGCCCCATGGACCGGCCGACCGCCCTCTTCCTTTCTCTTGTCGAAGACTTGCACGGACACGATACCCACGATGCGGCCCGCGTGGATCACGGCGGAGCCCGACCGGCCTTCTGCGGGGATCGGCAGGAAACACAACCGGCGGCCCTCGTCGTAGCCGATCGCGTGGCCTTCGGCACCGGTGGCCCATGCGCCGTGAGCGCAGCCTACAGTATAGATCGGCGCGCCGGTCGGCACCACGGCGTCGGGCGGGGCCAGCGGAATGGCCGGCGGGATCGTTCCCTCGAGCGCCGCCAGATTCACCGCCACGATGGCCAGGTCGGCCGGTTCATCGCGCCAGAGCAGCGCGGCGGGCACGGCCTTGGACTCGTGCCCCAGAAAGAAGAATTGGGCCTGGAGCGTTTGCGAGGTCGCCACGTGCGCGGCGGTCGCCAGGAAGACGCGCCCCTGCGAGACCTCGAAGACGGTCCCGGTTCCCGTGTCGCCATTGGCGGCAACCAGGCGGGCGGTGGCGCTGTGCGCGGCGGCTAGTGCCGCGCAGTCGTCGGCGGCCCCTAGCGTCGGCACCGCGCAGCAGGCCACCAAGAGAAGAATCGGCGGGAGAAGGTGGAAGCGGAAGGGCATAAGGCACCAGGAAGAGAGGCGGGGGCCGGCCGGCCTGGCACGGCAAGAGAGGGCACCAGGCCGGCCGGCAAACGTGCGCGTCGCAGCCGTCAATTTATCACGCGAGGGAGGCTCGCGCAACGGCAATGTTGCGGGGCGAGGGGAAAACCCACCCTATTGGTCTAGTGTGGCCGCTACGGCCCCGAAATGGCCCGGTACTGGCCGGGGCCGGCTACAGGTCTTCGGGGTCGCCGGAATGGGCCGGCGCGCCTCAGGGCGTATCCTGCGAGGTCGGTTTCGGGTCGTTCCACACGCGCACCCCCCCGGCGAGCAGGTCGCGGATGCGGCAGATACGGCAGGGGATCACATGCAGCGGATTTCCACAGCGCGGGCAGATCGTGGGAGCAGTCGCGTAGCGTTCGCCCGTGCGCAGATGCAGCGGCGAGGTGGAGAGGTCGGAGTGGCGCACGCGGAACTTCCGGGGGCGGCGTTTCGCCTCGCGCCGCCGGGCGCGGGCCCGTCCGCAGTCGTCGGAACTCAGGATGTCGTGTACGAGGCTGGGGTCGAGCCCGTACTCGCGCGCCAGGCGGGCTTCCAGGGCCAGGTCGGCGTCCGGTTGGCTGGCGTAGCGGCTGCGGATTTCCGCCTGCACCGCTGCGCTCGGGCGCGCCTCGCAGATACGCGCCACGACGTAGGTGGTCAGGTGGAACTCGGCGGCCAGGGCGGCAACCGGTTCGCCGGCCCGCGCGCGGTCGCCGATCAGGTCGGCCAGCGTGGGCGTAATCGTCGGGCGGTCGTGGCGTTCGTCCATGGGGCCTCGCAACACGGGGAGCGGCTACAACGCGCGGAGCCGGAACGCGATCACAAAGGGTTGGCCGGCGGCTGGTACGAATCGATAGCGGACCCAATAGACGCCAGGCGTTGGGAAGGCGTCGGCCAGGTCGATCGGCACCAGGTGGCGGAAATTGTACCCGACAGAGTCGCAGGTCCAGCGCGAGTCGTTTTGCATCTCGGCGAAGAGGCAGGCGGCAACGTCCACCGGTTGGTTCGCGTGGCCATCGACGGCGGAAAACGCGGCGTCGGCCGATTCGCGTTCGATGGTGTAGCTGATTGCAGCAATGGCGGCGGGTGTGGCCAGGGCGTCGTCGTAGTCGGCCACCCGGGCCAAGTTCACGGCGCTCGAGCCGTGCATCACGGTATCGTGAATCACATTAGACAAGGGTCTGGCCCTCCTGGATGTGGCGGTCGAACGCCAGGCCGGCGGCGGCCTGGGCGGTAAAGCAACCTCCGACCAGTCGCGGCGAGTACGCCAGGCCGGCGGCGGCGCGGTAGCGGCGGAACGTCGCGACAGTCACGACGCCGGCGGCTTGGGCCAGCGTGCCACCGTGTGCGCCGGTGGCGGTGGCGATGGCAAGGGCAGAGCCGGCCGTTTGGGCCCGGGTTCCACCGTGCGCGCCGATCGCGGTAGCGATGGCCACGGCCGAGCCGGCCGTTTGGGCCCGGGTTCCGGGGTGCGCGCCGATCGCGGTAGCAATGGCCACGGCAGAGCCGGCGGCTTGGGCCCGGGTTCCACCGTGCGCGCCGATCGCGGTAGCGATGGCCACGGCCGAGCCGGCGGCTTGGGCCCGGGTTCCGGGGTGTGCGCCGATCGCGGTAGCAATGGCCACGGCCGATCCGGCCGCTTGGGCCCGGGTTCCACCGTGTGCGCCGATCGCGGTGGCGATGGCCACAGCAGAACCGGCGGCTTGGGCCCGGGTTCCGGGGTGCGCGCCGATCGCGGTAGCAATGGCCACGGCAGAGCCAGCGGCTTGGGCCAGCGTGCCACCGTGTGCGCCGATCGCGGTAGCAATGGCAACGGCAGAGCCGGCCGTTTGGGCCTGGGTTCCACCGTGCGCGCCCGTGGCGGTGGCGATGGCTACGCTGGGTGCGTATTCATCCGCCCCGATGTCCCACATAGTGTTTTGTGGGCGACTGTCCCCGTCGATGTCTTCGTCCACCCCGTAGGCCGAAAGGTCGGTTCCGGCCCCAATACAGTCGGCTCCGGGCTTCAGGTGGCAGTCGAAAGTGGCTGTGCTCGTATCCTCGATCTCGTCGGCAGGCGTGATCGTGATGCCATTTGTGCCGCCGGTGCCGTCGTCCGTGGCGTTGTAGTCCGCCGTAGCGACGTCGATACAAGCTTCAGTTTCATTGGCTTCGCCGTAGGCTGCCGTGGCGCTGACGCTGAACACCAAGTTGTTGTAAGCCACCCCGGACGCAGAACTGATGCCGTGAGAACTGGCTGTGCTGCCTGAATTGCTAGATTGGGATTCGGCTGAGATATTCGCCACAAGGTTGTTATAGATGAAGGCTGCATAAGCAATGCCTATGCAGTCACTGACTTTGCCGCTGGTCCCCGTATAGACTGCTAAAAGGTCTTGAACTACACAATTCTTTACGGCACAGTCCACGCTGCCCGAACACGATATCCCGACCGCGGACTGCATGCCCGTCCCAGACGAGACCAAGTTACTTACGCCACAAGAGTCGATGTCGCTAGAATCGCCCGCGACAAATATTCCGATAATCTTAGCTGAGCCGACGATGCCCTTAACTACAATACCAAAAATCTTCGTGTACTTGTTGTAGCTGCCAACCTCGTCTGTCACGACGGCTTGGCCGGAAACGTCCCCGAAGTCACCACGGAACTCTGCACCCGCCATCGCACGAATCACAAAATAGTGAGTGCTGTCTACGACATTTGCGTCCCGGCCAAGTACTTTCCCGGACGTGTGCGTCTCGCCGCGCAATTCGGCAATCTCGATCGTATCGCGTGCGACCAGATCGCCCTTCCTTGCCGTATACCAAGCCAGCAGCGTCGTGTAATCGTCGCCCGGGTCGGAGCCGATCGTGCTAATGACTTCAGTCGCCATCCTTGACCCTCCAGACCTTCTTCAGCCAGGCGACGTCTTCGGGCGTGAACCGCTTGTCGGACAAGATTCGCCGACGGGTATCCGCAGGCAAGCGGCGGCCCAGTTCGGCGAAGAGACTTCCGCAATGGTGCTTGAGAGCGGCCAAGACCTGACGGATTCCCGGTTCGTTGCAATGCCAACGGAACTTGTCGAACCAGTACCGACGAATCTCGGAGTAATCCTCGCCCTCAGGGTACGGGAGGTGCTCGGGATGCAGCGGCCGGTAGGAGTCCGCCGAGCGGCCTTTGCCGCGCCACCCAGGCACTACCGCGTCAGCCACGGCGTCGAGTCCGCAGTCAAGCGTCGCGTCGGCGTCCTCGGGCGCGACCACGATAGCCGGGGTAAAGTCCTGACCGGTCTCATGCACGAACACCTCGCGAGCGAAGTCCCAGGTGTAACCGCCCCGGCAGATCTCGCGGACCTCCGCGCGTGTGCCGGTGTAAGGGACGCGTGCAAACCGGGACGACAGTTCCGCCCGGCTCCACCGGTGGCCTGCCTCGCGCGCAACGACGGCCTCCCCGCGCTGTGCAGAGAAGCCGGGCATTTCTTCGGCGACCACCAGAATTTCCCAGTCCATCCCTAGGCCTTCAGCGCGCGGTAGGTGTAGCTGGGAATGTTCACGGTCTGGCCGGCGACGAGCGCGGGATTGTCGAGCGTGAGGTCATACGGGTGGAGGGTGCCGTCGACCGTGGCGTCGGTGATGGCTTCAACCACCGTAACCGTTGTCGTTCCGTCGGCGTGGGTGGCGGACACGACGGTATAGTAGCCGTCGTTGCCCGTGGAGCCGGACACGCGGAAAACGGCCCCGGCGGTGAGCACGGCGGAGAGGTCGCCGGCGATAGAGAAGGTTTTCGCGCCGGTGGATACGCCGGCGATGGCCACCGATTGGCCGACCGAGCCGGAGAGGATCGTGGTACCGTCGCCATCGCGGAAACGGAACTTGGCGGCCGTTCCGGCGGCCGCGGCGGTGGCGGCAATGGGCGTTCCGCTGAGCGCGGCGACGTGTCCGACCGGATCGGCGAAGGCCGGATCGCTAAGCAGTTGGGTCAAGAGCACGGCATCGGCGGCGGTCAGCAGTTGGAGGTCGCCGGCGGTGGCGGCGGCGTCGATCAGGTCGAGTACGGCGGAGGTGGCGGCGTCTTGTGTGTCGGATTCGTGCGTTAGCATTGTAGGCCTTTTGGGAAGAGAAAACGGGCGGGCGTGGATCTCGCCGCATTATACCGCGGCGGGTGCGGCTCGCGCAACGGGAGTCGGGGCGGCGACGACGCGCTCGAGGTAATCGAGCCAGCGGGTAGCCAGGTGGCGGGACGTGAAATGGCCGGCCACAATGGCGTGGGCGGCGTCGAGCCGGGCGGCCAGGTCGGCCGGCGGCATCCGATCGATGCGGCGGATGGCGGCGGCCAGGCGGGCGGCCGTGTCGGGCTGCGCGGGCGGGATCACCTCCCAGTGGCGGCCGTGTGCGCGTTCGAGCTCGGGCAGCACGCCCACGTTCGTCAGCGCGCACGGCAGCCGGCAATACATGGCCTCCAGCATGGCCATCGAAAAGCCTTCGGCTGGGCTTGCCAGGGCGAAGACGTCGGCGGCCTGGTAGTAGTCGCCGATTTGTTCGGTCCGATCGACAAAGAGGGCCCGGTGGCCCAGCAGGCGGCGGCATTCGGCGCGCTGGTTCGGCAGGTCGAGCCCATCGCCAACGAACACGGCGCGGAACCGGGGCGGGAGTTTGGCTACGGCCGCGGCGACGAGCGCGGGGGCCTTTTCCGGGCACATGCGGCCCAGGTAGAGCACGGCGCAGTGGTGCGGCTGCAGGCCCAACTCGGCGCGGACCTGGTCGCGCGAGCGAACGGGCCGGCAACGGTCGGGGTCGATGCCGTTGTGGAGCACGGCGACCTGGTCGGCCGGAATGCCGGCGGCCACAAACGGAGGCAGGGCGGCCTCGGCCACGGCCGCAAAATGGGTCGCGCCGCTCTTGGCCTTCGACACGGCCACGCGGTCGAACGCGCCTTGCCCGTGGCCGGTGAAGATCACGGGGCCGCGGAAGCCGTCGGTTAGATCGGCAAGCGGGATCGCGCCCCAGGCCAGCAGTACGTCGGCGCGTACGGCGGCCTCCAGCACGGCGCGGCGGCCGTGTTCAAACACGGGCATGATGGCGCGGAAATGTTCGACCATCGTATCGTCGCGGTTGAGCGGCGAGTCGACCGCACAGCCGACCCAGTCGAGCCGGTCGCGGGTGGCGCGGGCCAGATCGAGCATCCAGCGTTCCGCCCCGCCCCAGTAGAGGGCCGGCGTAATCAGGGCAATTCGTAATCGTTGCCGGTTCGGTCCATTCAAATGTAGCGTATCCGTTTCAAAGGCCACTATATGGTAACCGCGCCACATGCAGCCCACCGCGGCGCACAGCGCGGCAAAGGCGGGTTCCCGATCGTGCACGGGCCCGCGGATGACGAGTTGGTAGGGCGGGGTCTGGGGGTTCATGGCTCCAACTCGCGTTTGCATGGGTTCGTGGCGTCCAAAAAGAGGGGGATCTGGTCGTAGTAGCCGGGGATGCCGTTGCGGCGGACCTCAGCAAACAGGGCGTGGAGGTAGCGGAGGCGTGCGCTGGCTGTGTGGCGGAAGCGGGCCAGGCGTTGGCCGGCGGCGGCCATGCGGCCGAGGTCGCTATCGGCCAGGGCCTCATGCTGCGCCAGGTAGGTGGCGCAGCCGAGCCGGCGGCGGAAGTACATTTCGTCCTCGGGCCACTCGAACAGGAGGCAGTTTTGCCGGTCGGCCAGGCCCAGGACGGTGCAGTCTTCCGCGCTCGGCTTCTCGGCCATCAGCAGCAGGCCGGCGTGGAGATACTCCACGTATTTGGCCAGCGGGTAGCCCCAGCGGCCCCAGCCGCGGCCCCAGCCCAGGCCGACCACGCCGATGCGGTGGGCTGCCAGTGTGGGCCACCAGGCGGCTTGGGCGGCGGCCATGGCGGCCGGGTCGTAGCCGGGATGCGCGGCCCAGTCGATCGGTGGCACGGTCCCGCCGGCTTGCAGGGCGGCCAGCATCGGGTAGGGGCGATGGGCGTTCCGCGGCGCGAGTGGCGCGACGGCGAAGGCCGGCGGCCCGGTGCAGGGCGAGAATGGCAGCGGCGCGGCGTCGGGCACGCAATGCGGAAAAATCACCATGCGCTGCAGGTCGGCCCCGGTGAGGTGCGGCGGATCGTCCGGCAGGATGGCGTAGCGGTACGGTGAGAGGCAAAACGTGTGACTGCGGATCAGCGTCTGTAGGTCGTTCAGTTTGGCCTTCGTGTGGCGGTGGATGTCGTTAATCAGGCAGGCGGTCGGGAGGTCGGGCCAGTCCTCGCCTCGCGGCCGATCGGTCAGAATGCCGTCGCAGCCGGCCAGCGCGGCTTCGGGCACGGGGGCGGCGGCGTCGGAGTACAGGGAGAGCCGGCTGTGTGGGTCGTAGGCGGCGGCTTCCATCAGCACGCGGTACGGCGAATGCGCGTGGTAGGCGCGCCAGCTTGCGGCCAGGTCGATCAGGAGCATAGGGTGGGCCTTTCTTGGGGTTCCGGGGATTCGTTGGCGTGTCGGGATTGGAGCGAGGCGAACAGGTGGAGCCATTGGCGGCCGATGCGGGCGGGGTCGGCCAGGTCGGCGAGCCGGCGGCGGGCGGCGGCGGCCACGGTGTGGCGCAGGGCCTGGTCCGCCAACAGGCGGTTGACGGCGTGCAGCGTTCCGTCGGGGCTGGCCGGTAAGAAACCGGTTGTCGCGTGCGCGATCATTTCGCGCCATCCGCCCCGGTCGTCGGCGACGATCGGCACGCCGGCGGCCATGGCCTCCAGGCCCACACGCGGCCAGTTCTCCGCCGGGCCGGCCGGGTCGGTCTGCTGCAGCAGCACGTCGAGCTGGGGCAGCAGGTCGCCGGCATGGAGGCTCCCGGGCGGGTAGCAGCGGGCAAACGGCGGCGGCGGGCCGCACTTCGCCTCGGCGTCGCCGTCCCAGCCGAGCACGTGAAACGTCAGCCCGGGCCAGCGGCGCCAGAGCGCAAACGCGGTGTCCCACAGGTCGGCGCGGAATTTCACCGCGTGCGGGCGGCTGATGCGGCCGACGGCCGGGCCAATCTTGGAGCGGAAATGGTAGGTACCATACGTTTCTAGGTATCGGCTTGGGCCGTAGTGCGCGGCGCGAGGTGGGCCGAGCGACCAGGCGGCCGGGTCGAACGCGCCGCGGATCAAGGCGGCCTTCGGGGAGGGGCGGCCGGCGGCGGCAAGCTGGTTGCCGATCTGGACGGCCTGGTAATCGCTTTGAAAAACAAGCCGGTCGAACGGGCCGGCGCGTAGCTCGGAGGGCGAGAGTTGGCACATGCAGGGCACATACACCAGCCGGCAGCCGAGCGCACGGAGACGGTCGGCCGCGTGGCAGAATCGTGTGTTGCAGAAGGCCACCACGGTTGCGCCGGGCAGGTCGGGTACGCCGGGCAGCAGGCTCTTGTCCGGGCAGCTTACGATCCGGCAGCCGATCTCCGTCAATCGCATGGCCCAGCGGCCGTAATCGTCGCCGTAATCGCTCGCGCCCCACGTGGGAATCACGCGGACGTCGAGGTGCAGGCTGCGCCAGAGCCGGAGCGTGTGCCAGATTTCGGTGTTCGCCCCGCCCACGTCGCTAGGAAACCCGGCAAGGAAGATGGGGCCGGGGTTTTTGCCATTGGGGGCTGGGGGCTGAGTCAAACACACCTCGGGCGCGATGCCGGCGTTTTCCAGCCGGTCAGCCTCGTCGCGCGCGGCGTCGAGGGTGGCATATTGGGTTCCGTTCACGGTGAACATTGTGTCCTTTCTTGGGGTTCAGGTTTCAAATGGGATTGCGATCGCGTGGGTGATGTGCCAGCCACCGTCGGCGCCTGGCACGCATCGGCGGAGTAGCCAGGGCACAAGTTCTCGCTTCCATTCCGCAAGCGAAATCCAGCCGCCAAAGCGCATCGCGTTGACGTCGAAAATATCTACGCCCCGCCCATAAGGCGACTGCCAACCCAGTGTGTTTTGCGATATCGCACTCGCTGGGGGACGCCGCGCGCGGTCCACGGCCCTTCCCACTGGATTCTGGCGAGCCCGTACCGAGGAAAACCGATCGGAGGACGCAGCCGCTCGAATCGCACTCCGAGCCCGTCCAGGATGGCGAACATCAGCGTCGGATTGGTGTAGCCTTTTTCCTCAAACTCTCGCAGATGCGGCCGAATCTCAGCGGGCGTCAGGTGCAGAATCGCGCACACCGCTGCTGGCCCGCAATTGAACCGCCAGTCGTCGGCCGCGTCTTGTGCATCGATCTGGTCGAATCGCACCGGTCTCGCTATTACGTCAGGCATCGCTACCTCGGTCAGGTGTCAGAGACGCCGATCGGGTCGGAACCGTCGTCGCGGGGAACGGCCTGGCAGTCTGGCAGCTTTCGTGGCAGAAAGCCCAGCCAGTGGCAGTGCCGGTCGCACCAGTAGTCAGTCCCGGCCGGGTAATAGTCCGTCCGTGGGACGAGGTGCGGACAGTCGTCAGGACAGAAGTCGGCCAGATCGAAGTCAGCAAGTCGCATCGAAGCCCGGGTCGGAAAGTATTTGCTCACAACTCGCTTCAGGGAGCCGCTGGCTTTGCGGCAATAGGTCGCGTAGGTTATCCTGCCGCCGCAACAACCGGCCCGGGATATCCCGCGGTCCACGAAGTACACTCGCCCTCTTTTGGCGCGGTAGCGTTTTTTGTCGGTCATTGGATCCCCAGGGAAAGCGCTTCGGCGAGGAATAGATCGGCGATACGTCGGTCGCCGGGACCGGGGTCGGGCACGCCGGAAGCGGCGAACAGGTCGGCCCGGGCCTGGGCCTCGTGACCGATCCGCAGGCCGTAGGGATCGAGCCGGGCGGCCAATTCCTCGCGGTCGACGAGCGTCTCGGGCAAGAACCAATAACGCTCCTCGGCCGCGCGGAGCGTTTGGTCGGCCACGGCCACGGCCGACCTGGCGTAGCGGCGCGCGGAAAACGTGGCGTCTGTTTTCAGGCCGAACCGGTCGGCCACGGCGCCCAGGATGTCGCATTCCGCGCTGTCGAACGATAGGGTATAGGCGCCCGTCCAGCCCAGGCCGGTCTTGATCGGGGCCGGAACGTCGCCCAGCCAGGCTTCAGCCGCGTCGTGCAGCAGGGCCCAGCGTTGGATGGACAGGTCTTCGCCCGCGTCGCGCACCAGCACGGCGGCGGCGACGGAATGCTCGGCGACGGTGTACGGCACGGAGGCGGCCCAGCGGTGGATGCGGGCCAGGCGGATAGCGATGTCCTCCAGGTGGATGTCGTCGGGGTCGAGGTCGAACGGGTCCGTCTTGCGGCCGTCGGAGGTGTAGCAGAGAGTGGACATGGGAGTCAGGGATTGAATGGAAGAGCGGGCGGTTCGTGGAGCCGGCGGAGATTGCGGTACCGGCGGCAGGGAACCGCCCGCAAGGGACGGGTCAGGATGTCCAGCGGCGGGCGTCGGCCGGATCGCCGCGGAGGATGAGGGCCGGGCTGGGACGCTCCTCGGACGCGACGTCGGCAGCCATCGTGCAGAGGCGGGAGAACATAAGCTCTTGGTGCGCGGTGAGCGCGGCCTCCAGGCTGCCAGGCACCAGGCTAAGGGAAATGGTCTGGTCGCCGTGGTTGTATTCCACGGCAATCTCGATGCGATAGGGAGCCCTCTCGCAGGGCGTGTCCCACAGGGGCACGTCCAGCCGGATCACTTCCGGCAAGGGCTCCTGGCCTGTTACCTCCTGTTCGATCTGATGTCCGTAGGCCGAGGCGTTTTGCGCGGCAGTGCCTTGCGTGGCTCCCTTGGAGTTCCAGATGATCCGGCGGAAAGGCAGGATGGTTTCGAGCGGGGCGCCCAACTCGAAACGCAGGAACCGAACCAGCTTGTTTTGCGTGAAGGTCTCCGACCCGCGCACGAGCGCGGTCAGGTTCTGGTGTTGCCGTGTGGCGCACAGGCGGAGAATCGAAGCATCGGGACGCAGGCCGGGAAAATGCAGCAGCGTAACCTGGTTCGTGTCGACCCAGATTTCCCAGCGGTTTGCGAGGTGGGCGGCCACGGCCCACAGGTCGGCCAGTGTGCCGGGCGAGTCGGCGCGCGGCGGCGGTGCGAGGTCAACCTCTTTGACCTCGCCGAGGCATTCGAGGTACGCGGTGCGCGGGTCGCGGCTGATGGGCACTACCGTTGCGCCGTGGCCGGTGATGGCCATCTGTTCGAGTTTGTTTAGGGCTTCAGCGAGCATACGAGAATCTCCAAAAGGGTAAGGGTGAAAAAGGGAAAACGCCAGCGGGCTGGCCGGCGTGTGTTGCTGGGTCAATCGTCAATCGTGCGGTCCACTTCGCCCGTCTCGGGGTTGATGTCAAACACCGTCGCCTGGGCGTGGTTTTCCGGGTTGTACTCCGAGAAAACGAGCATGCCGTTTCGCTGGCCGCCCATGCGATAGGCTTTTCCTCCCATGGCCGGCAGCGTGCGCTTGATGGTTGGCGTCACGTCGATGTCCTCGCAATCGCCGTCCTGGCCGACTACGGGCGTCAAGGCGAGTTCGAGGGTCACCTTGCGGGCGGACTTGTTGCCGGGGCGGTCCTGGCAGTCGAGCGATGCCTGCTTTAGAGCGGCATCGACGGCGACCGATACGCGGCCGTCGTCCAGGTCTTTTAGGGTGTCCAGGCGGAGTTGTTTCAGGGCCATCGGTTTCTCCTTCACTTTCGGGGGTTGGAACTTGGAATCAGCAAATCTCCCACACGCGGGCGCGGTGGTAGTAGTCGTTGGTCTGTCGCACACAGCCGGCCAGCCGGAGCCGGTCTAGCGCTTGTCGGATGGTCGCAGGGTGCCAGCGGCCGCGGAAGACGCGGGCCAGTTGCGGCGCGGTGAGCCGGCGGGCCAATCGCAGGGCGTAGAGCACACGGGCGGGACAGGCGCGGCGGCGCTGGAGCAATTCGACGCGGGCGAGTTGCGCTTGGCTGGTCATGCGTGCACCTTCTGGGGCTGAGGTGTGGCGAGCAGTTCGGCCGGCAGATCGACGGCGGCCAGGGCGCGGTGCAGGCGGGCCTTGGCGCGGCGGCGGTCGGCTTCCTCGGGCGGCTGGCCAGCGGCGAGTTCCCAGGCTTGGTAGGCCGCGGCGGCGTGGAAGAATCGGGTGCGGTCGTGTCGATCGCCTCGGAGCGGGCGGGCGGCGGCAGCGGAATGCAGCCAGGCGTCGCCCAGATCGCTGGCCAGCGCGAGGGTGGCCAGCCGCAATAGCAGCAGGCGCTGGGCCGGCGCGACGCGAGGCGGGTATCGCGTCTCGGAGTGGATCCGGCCCCACACGGCGCGGGCCAGATCCCAGACGTCGGCCGGGTCTGGTTGGTTGTTGTTGAATTCTATATCTCCAACAACAACAACTTGCGCGCGTGCGGATATAGAGGACAAATCCGGCTGGGCCACCGGTGGGCCAGACTGGGCCAGACTGGGCCACTGTGGGCCACCTTGGGCCAGACTGGGCCGGACTGGGCCACTATGGGCCACCGCTGGGCCAGTGCCGACCATACCGGCCGTCGGCGGGGCGGCGGGCCGGCTGCGTGGGATCGAGACGCGGCCCCAGTCGTCGGTTGTGGCGACGGGCACCACGGCCGGCGCGTCGGGCAGTTCGGCCAGGCGGCTGGCCACCAGGCACAGCGTGTCGCCAGCGCGCCACAGGACCACGGGATCGGCGGCGGCCAGGGCTTCCAGCCCGCGCTGGAGGGTGGCTCGCGGGATTTTCGACCGGGCGGCCAGGTCGCGCGTTGAGCTGGCCGCGGTGCAGTACAGGCGCTCGCCGTCGGCCGTGCGGTGGGGCTGGCCTACGGAGAGCATCCAGCCGGCCACACGCCGGGCAGCGGCGGGCAGGTCCGCGCGGTCGAGTTCCGCGCGGTAGGCCGCGTCGCGGTTCTCGGAAGCTGCGAACGGTAGCAGAATTTGACGGTCCATGTCTGTCAGCGGTCCATGTCAGGCTGCGTGAGTGTCGGCCAGTAGTTCGGCGCGAATGACGCGGATTTCGGGGGCGGCCTGGACGCCGAGGCGAACGCGGCCGTGGTGTGTTTCGAGCACGTGCACGATTACAGGCGGCAGTCCGGGGAGTTCCAGGCGGATTTCTTCGCCTGGCCGGCGGGTCAATACGAGCATTGCTTCCTTTCCGGCAAGAAACGAGGGGCCGCGCGGCCGTCGCCTACGCGGCCCCTCTTCGCAGGTCGGGCGCCGGGGCATGACCCCAGACGCCCTTTCAGGGTGAGCGCAAAACACGGCGGGAGCCGGCGGCCACCTTGGCTACCGACTCCCGCCTCTCGCGTTACGGGCCCCGTGGTCCATGGGCTTGTGCTGTGGCGGCCGTCTCCCCATGGTCTACGGCTCAGCAAACCTCCCACCCGCGCTAGCATCGCGGTCAGGGGCCCTTCTAAGGTGTCTTCAGTCAGCCCGCGTACAGGCTCAAGTTCGGTTTGGGCCGCGGGCGCGGCAAGCAATCGGAGAGCGACGGCGTGGGGACAATCGATGGCGCGAGATAGTGGCGCCGGGCGACGGCTTCGGAGTGGCCAACCGCTTCTGCGGCCCAGGCCGCGCCACGTTGGGCCGCGGCGTGGCTCTCGGCCGTCTTCCGGATGCAGTGCCATTTGGCCGTGCGTCCGCTCGGCAGTCCTGCCCGGAGCAAGATGCGGTCCCAGTGTATCCAGACTTGACGCTTCTTCCAAGGGAACGGCCAAAGCCGTTCTCGCGGCGGCGTGGTGAGTGTGGCTTTGATGGCGTCGAGCGTGTCCGGAGCCAATGCGTAGAGACGCCCCTGTCGTTTTCCCTTGCGGTGGCCGTGTTGCACAAACCAAGTGGCTTGGTCGAAATCGACGTGGGCCGTTTTGGCCGACCACAATTCTTCGAATCGCGCGCCCGAGTCCCAAATCATGCGAAAACCGAACGACCAGCAGTCGCCAGCGTTGGCGCCATCTTCCCATTCGGCGGTTTCCAAACCAGCGGACCAGAGCAGCCGGTCGAACTCTGAGAGGGTCCAGGCTATGGGCGGGTCGGTTCCCTCGACCAGGCGTTTCGGCCGGCGCATCGCAGGTATCAGGCCTAGGTCGTCGGCCGCGAAGTTGGCCAGAGACAAGACGGCGCCGCGCTTGCGGTTGATTGTGGGGTTTGCCAGTTCGTCGGGCGGCTTTGCCAGGGCATCCATCCAGTCGTGCAGGTTGGCCCGGGTCAGGTCGGAGATAACCGCCGGGCGGTTGCAGGTGGTAGCGTGCCAGGCGGCGAACTTGTTGACGGCGATTTCGAGTTGTTGGAACGAGCTGGTTGCCAGCGTGCGGTCTCGGCGGTATTCGGCGAGCAGTGCGGCTAGGGAATCGGAGGCGTGCATCGTGTGACACTCCCGCGCGGCCCTCATTGCGCGGCCATGGCGACGTAGAGCCGTGAATTGTCCGGGCCCGAAATCCGTGGCCCAAGAAACAATAGCCTGCTACTAAGCAATCCTTGCCGCGCATCCGTCGCAATCCCGATAACCGGACGCCGCCGGAAGGTGCTCGACGTAACTAGCACCTTCCGGCCGGCTGCCCGTATCCAAAGGAGTCCGACAGGCCGTGGGGAGCACTGGAGCTCCGCCAGACACCCGCCAACGCCCGACCGTCGAGCGTTAACGGCTAATTTATGGGATTTCGGAATCCGCGTCAAGAGGCGGCTACGCGGAATTTTTGGAGAGGGCGACTGGCGGCGGTTCGAGTAGCTTGTCCATGTCGGCGTCGAGGGCGTCAGCGATGCACTTTAGATTGTAGGCCGACGGATCATAATAGCCGTCTAGCACGTTGTAGACGCTCGATTTAGCAACGCCAGAGCGGCGTGCGAGTTCCGCGACGGACATCCCACGGTCGCCTAGGATACGGCGTAGGTTGGCGACCAGATTTTCGCGAGATTCTTCTTTTGTCAGCATCAGTTCCATGCCTCCATCTTATGGCATTTCGGAAACCCTGTCAATTTCGGCTATTCTCCAAAATGGCATCGATAGCCCGGGAAACGTCCCATTTCGTCATTCCGTTCTGGAGCCGGATTCCAAGGTGCATGGCGTAGCCGAATTGTCTGGTTGTTGGTGGCGGGTCACCCCAGCGGTAAAGCTCGTATTTTCTGGGCTCAGACGTCCGTAGCCGTTTCAGACCGGCGTACAGCAGCCCAAGGGCAAGCAGGCCCACGGAACCGGCCCCTAGAAGGCCGATGCCCCCGGCCCACATGGCCAGGGCCACCAGGGCGAACGCGGCGCCCAGCAAGCAGAAGATGAAACCTAAGACGACACGGAGCATTTCCGCAGATCCTTACCGCGCAACGGATTACGAGTGCGGGAAACAGGACTTGAACCTGCACGATCTTGCGATCACTAGGCCCTCAAGGCAGTGTGCAAAGAATGGGCGGTCTCGCACATTTAGGCAGCACGGATAGTGTGCGACAGAGAGGGGGGCGGTTTGCAGGGCCAACGCACTAGGCTGGGCACCTAGTGTGCGACGTGGAGGGGTGGCTGGGAGGGGTTTTGCGGGTTGTGCAGGGGGTGACGAGTGGTTGACCGCGAGGGGACGGCGCGGTAGGGTGGAGCCGGCCACGTGGGCCAGAGGATCAGCCCTAGATGGAGAGGCGGGAACGATGAAAGCGTGGTGGATGGCGTTGCTGGTGGCTGGTGGCTTGGGGTGTGGAAGCGAGTCGGCAGGGCCTCGCCAGGCAAGTAGCGTTCAGCAGGCCGAGACCGGCGACAATCGCGGAGGCGGCGAGAGATTCGTCGCGCAGCAGGCGGCCGAGAAGCTGCTTGCGCCGCTTCTGGTCGCGCCCTCCACGGCCGTTTATCCGTGGGAGGAAATCCAGTCCGCGGAGGTCCCAGAGGCGGGGCCGGGGCGGGCGTGGCGTGTGCAAGGCGTTGTTGAAGCGAAGAACGCGTTGGGGGTGCCGTTGCGGCACAAATGGGAGGCGTTCGTCGTCGAACGGGAAGAAACCCTTTTCCCAATCTACCTGGCAATGGAAGGCCGGGTCGTATTCGGCAGCAGAGAAGCCTTGGTCGAGGCCGGCATCAAGGCCGAGGGCAAGGAAGAACCGGCCCCAGAATCCAAGGCGATTCCGACGCCTCCCGCGGAAATGCGGGAATGGACGGACGCCAGCGGCCAGTTTCGCATACAGGCGCGATTCGGCGGCATGGCGTTCGGCAAGGTGAGGCTCGAGCGCACGGACGGGCAGGTCATTGAGATCGCAGCCGAGAAGCTCAGCGAGGAAGATCGGGAGTGGATTTTGTCTAGGCGTTAGGTCAGCCGGATCGGAGCGCGTCCAGGACGCTACCGCATCGGCCGGCGGCGGCGTGGAGCATTAGCTCGAGCGCGGCCGCGGTGTTGTCGCCGTCGAGCCCGGCCGCGGTCGCGATCCAGGCGGCCAGCGGGGCCATGGCAGCACGGCCCCGCTCAGATTTGCGCAGTTGCGACACGGCCTCGGGAATGGTCATGTCTCGGCTCATGGGGGTCTCCTAGCGTTTGTCTGCGTGGCGGCGGAGCCAGGCGGCGAGACGCTTGGCGTGGGCGGGGCTGGGGTTGTCGATGCCGGATCGCCAGCGCCAGAGCGTCTTCGTCGGGACGCCGAGAAACTCGGCAACCACGGCCCCGGAGATCACGCCGGGCTTGCGGTGGTTCTGCAGCAGGTACTCGAGTCGCGCCAGTAGATCGGCGGCAGGCGGGTTGCGCCGCTTGCCCTCCGGCCAGTGGCCCCGACCGTCGTCGCGTTGGGATTTCATGTGCGGAGCCTCCGGTTCTTGCGGTTGTGGGGCGGGCTGGCCAGATCGTCGGTAGTGCAGCCCAGGGCGGCGGCTATCGCGCGGACGGTGCCGAATCGGGTATCGTCCAGCGTTTCCCGGTTTTCGACCTTGCTCCACAGGGGCTGCGAGATGCCGGCCGCGTCGGCGGCCTCGGGTTGCGTTAGCTCGAGCGCGAGGCGGCGGGCCAGGATCGTGTTGGCGGATGGGGCCATGGTTATCCTTTCCAGGGTTTGAGGCAGGGGAGGCTGGCGACGCGGCGCCAGTGGCAGAGGCGTTCCAGGGCCTTGTGGGGCTTTCCCTTCCGGCATTCCCAGACGCTACACACCCAGTCGCGACCGGCTGGCGGTTCGGCGGGGAGTAGGTCGAACGATTCGGGCGACAAGTGCAACGCGAAAGGGTTGTCGCTCATATCTTCCCAGATGATTTCTACGGCCTCCTGCAGCTCCATACGAGGCCAGGGGCCGCGCGAAAGGATGCAGTACTCGGCCGTTCTCATATCGACGATGATGCGCCGTAGGGCGCGGGGCACCAGCACGCGAATGGCGCCGGCGTTCACGCTCACGTAGAGCTTGCCGGCCTCTTCCATGGCTAGCGCCCAGTAGTTCGTAGCGGCGATGTCTTGGCCGTCGTTTTCAATGATGATGTCCATCGGGGCCCTTTCGTTTCAGCCGTCGCCTTGGTGTATGGCTCGCAGGCGGGCGTCCTCGCCGGCGGCCTGGTCGCGGAATAGCTCGTGCGCGTGTAAGGCTTGCTGCACCTGGAACAGCAGGCCCCGCAGGTTTCGCGGCAATTCCTGTTCGTGTGCGTACAGCCATTCCTGCATTTCTGCCGCGTCTACGAAGGCAGCGCGGTTGAAGGTTTGTTTCATGTACGCGGCTATAAATGCGTTGGGGTCGGTAACGTGCTTCTTCGTCATTGTCTCGCCTTTCGTGGTTGGGCGGGGCCCGGTAGCCGGGCCCCGCGTGGTGTCTGTTAGTCGTCCTCGCCGGCGACCAGGTCGCCAACGGGCTCGTCGGCCTCTCGGGACGCGGCTACCTCAGAGCGGAGCCGAGCGGCCTCTTCGGGGTCCACCAGTTCGATGGCGACGTGGACGGCTTCGGCGTGGCAGTCGGCCAAGGGCTGCCGATACCAGGCCTTCGGAGTCTCGACCCGAAGTGAGACGCCCTCCAGAGTCGCCGGGTCATCGAATTGGAGCCAGACGCGGATGCCGCGGACGGGCTTTCCGTCCTTGCGAATCTCGGCGGACGCGCCGAAGTAGAAGCGTTCGGCCGTTTCACCCCGGCCCCACCAGCGGCCGGCAAACGTTCGGTCGCCCGGGCAAGCAGTCGCGGCGAGGCGGTCGGCGAGTTGGTCTTGAATCTCCGTCGTTGTGTAGGTCTTTGCGGTCATCGGGTCCCTTTCGTGTTGGTGTTTTGTTCCCTCAACTCTCTCACTATTATACAGTATCGGCATATAACGTCAAGACATGAAACCGAAAAGAAAAAGGGTTTTACACACCTTTTACATTGGGGCCCTGGTGGGGGAGGGCGGGCGTTGGCCGGCGGGAAGAGACAAGGCGCAAGAAGGGCCGTTTTACCCGGGGAAAAAGGCCCATTGGGCGACACACCCGGTGGAGAAATCAGAGGGGAACCGCGGGGACGAGCTCGGAGGCGATGGCGAAATCAGGGTCGAAATGGTGGTGCGTGGTAACGTACCAGCCTGTCGTCCCTGTGGCCTCGTTGTAGTCGCCGCCAGGAGGTGGTAAGCTGCGGCGTCGCTGGATATTGATATACGTCGAACCTTGGGGCGGCAATGGGTCGCCAAGGCCATCGGCTTCGAAGGTGATCGTGGTATCTGTGCGAGCCGTTACGGTGGCAAATGTGGACCATCCGCTACCGTAAATGCGTACCGTGAGACCAACGTCCATTAGATGGAATGTCGCGCCGGCGGCGGCCAGGTCGAGCGTGCCGACGGTATCGCTCACGCGCGAGACGAGGGTAGCGTACCCGCCGTCGTAGTCCGAGTAACCTTGCCAGGTAGTCTGGTTTGTGGCGTGGTCGTAGGCTGTGATTTGCCCGGAAAAGGTGTGATAGGGGCCGAAGGTGCAACTGAAACCGACGCCAGGCGCGTTTGGGAAGAAGCCGTCTGGGACCGTCCAGCCGGCGGCGCGCGGTGGGAATTGAATCGTCGCCGTCCATTCGCCCGTGTCGTAATCCGGAAATGTGCGATCCAGGATCGTGATAGGGGGATCAGTCGCAGCATCCCAGGCGAACAGCAGTTTATACGGTGCGCAAATCGATGCGCGGTCAAAGGTGATATGGTCCGCCGGGCCATCTGCGCGCATGGGGCCGGTCCGCCAGTCAATTGGATCGAGCCGGGCGGCAAGGACCAGGTTGTCCGTCGTCGTGACGTGGGGGCCGTAAAGCGCCTTCGCGTCGGCGTTGAAAATCCGGGCGGTTATGAGGGCGGCTTGGTCGTCGTGTTCGGTGACGATGGTCACCGGATAAGGGGTCATTAGGTCCCCTTCATAGATGCCAGGATGGGCGTCGCCCCCGGAAAACGACACCACAGCACCGGATACCGTAGCCGTTGCACCACTCAGCCCGGTGCCAATGTTGATCAGGTCACCTGTGCGGATGCCATGATTCGCGTGTGGAAAGGTTATTTCCCCGGCAGTCAGGCTGTACCAGGCGGTCTGCTTCCCAACAACAGCAGGGCAGTCGCGGATGGCCCAATCAAGGGCCAGGGTATCGTCGGGAGCTTCGCCAGAGGTCCACCCAATCCAGTCCCATGCCGGATCGTCGCAGGCCCAATACGATGCCTGAGCAGGTCCGGAACCGTCCCAGTTATGCAGCAGTCCCCAATCGCCGGCGAAGAGCGGCCAGTTGGAAACGGACAAATCGACACGGGCCGGAAACACAATATCGTGCATGGTGGGCGATGTTGTGCGTCGATCAGGAGCGTAGCGATTCGTGTAGTATTCCAGGAGATACGGGGTGCCGAGAGTGTCCACGGCTGGCAAGGCTGGGCCAGAAGTGAGCCTACCGGTCAGGGTGCGTGCGTCAAGGTCGATAGCCTCAATCAAGACCGAGTAGTTGTAGTACCCTGCGGTTGGAGCGCCGGCAAACGGTAAATCGTTTATGCCCGTACGGGCTCCAACGGCCCAATACCAGCGGTTGCCCACGGCGTATTCCATTTCCGCCTCACGACTAGGCCAGCAACCGGGCGGTAGCGACCACACGCCTTGGGTATCACTTGTGCGCGTTATTAGCGTGGCGTGAGGCCCAATGGTGGGACCGTAAATCGCACGAATTTGCAGGTCGCCGGAGGGTGCAGCAAGGCCGAGTTTGCGTGTGCCACGCAGTTTTACCGGCGCCCCGGTATAGAGTTCAGTGGACGAAGTCGGAAGGGTGACAGACGCACCTAGAATGGCGTCATTGTCTCCGTAATCACCTAACGGCGGGTCCAGTCGCACTTGAAACTGGAACATGTCCCGCTGTCTATGTTCGCTGTCCGCGCGGTCCCACAAGTATAGTTCGCGGCTCAGTTGGGTTTCTTCGCCGTCGGTACGGTCGATCAGGCGCAGCCGGAAATAGAGTTTGTCTTCCTCGGGGTCAGGGTGTTCGATGAGGGCGTATTCGGCGGCGAAATAGTTGTCGGCGTCCTGGTAATCTACTAGCAGGCGAATCGTATCGCCGGCCTCGTGTGTGTGCAGGTAGTACGGCACCACGGCGACGGCCAGCATGTAGTGATCGAGCCAGGTCCCCCAGGTGTGCGTTTCCAGGCCGGTCCACATCAGCGCGGGTCTGGACGTCGGCGAGAGACACCGGATTGGCTGGCAGTCTGTGGCGACGAGTTGGCCGGCGGGCGGGTCGTCGCCCTCGGGGATCGTGGGCTGTGGAAACCGGTAATTGGGCCTGACTGCACTGTCGGCACGGAGCGCAGCACACAGCGGCATGCAATCGACGGCGACCCCGACGGAGCCGGACTTGGCCGGCGAGATTGTGACGGTCGTGTCGGTAGCGGCGGTAATCGCGTAATGCGTGCTGCCGATCAGCAGGCGGTCGGCGGTGGTCAGGCCGTGATCGTCCTCGAAGTCGAGCCGTGTGGCGTCCGTCAACTGAGCGCCGATTTCGCCGCGCTGCTGTGGCCCGGAAAAGCCGTACAGGCTGGTGTAAGTGGAGGCGTAGGGTGCATAGAGCGCGAAGTAGAGCGTTCCGCCGGGGCGCTTGATGGCAATGTAATTCGTTCCTTCGGCCGGCAGGGGATCGCCGAAACCGCCTGAGATTGTGATCAGCGTATCGTCGACGCTATCAATGCAGACGGCCTTGCGGTAGCCACCGGACCAGGTCAGGTCGATCAAGTCGTCGGCTTCCAGGCCGTAATCTTCCGGCAGCGTGATGACGCCGGCCGTGTCGCTGGTGCGCGTGGTCAGGCGGTTTTGCCAGGAGCTTGATATCTCCAGCGGCCAATAGTGGTAGGACGGCACGGTCACGTCGGTTAATTCGATCAATTCGCGTTCGTGCTCGTCATCCTCTACGGCGATAACCCGGACGGGCGTCTTGTGTCGCCAGCCGGGGTACGAGTTGGTGCGAGAGAAGAAGAGGCGGCCCCAGTGGCCAATACACAACGGGTGTACGTCATTTTTCACACGGAACAGGGCCGACGTATTGCCGGTCCATTCGATCCATTCCAGGGCCCATCGGAACCGCAGACAGTGATGCCAGCCAGTGATGCCGTCGTGGGTGCCCCAGACCCAGCGGGCGCGGCCCGGGTAGGCGGCGGGCTCTTCAGCTACCAGGCTCAATTCGCCGGTCTCGGTCCGCCAATAGGGCGGCAGGTCCTCGCGATAGGTCAAATCGAGATGGAGCCCCGTTACCGGCGGGAGCCCTGGGCCGTAGTAGCTGCCGTAATTGCTCCACGGGTACGCATCAGGTAACGGGCCCTGCTGGACGTTTGGGTTGGCGGCGGCGTAACGCCAGATCTGTGCGGGGTACGGGTCGGCCATGGCTCAGGTCGTGTAGGCGTTCACCACGTAGTAGCGGTCGTATGCGTCGGCCTTGGCGGCTTGCACAAGGGTGCCGGCGGACAAAATGACGTTGTTGTGTAGCAGATAGTCCCACACGGTGATCGTCTCGTCGCTGGCCACGGGCGGGTGGGCGTCGGGGCTGCCGGGCACCATTTTCTGGGCCTCGGCCGATCCGCCCGGCGCGAGGTCCTCGGTCAGGCGGGCGAAGAGCCAGAGATGGGAGCCTCCACCAGGCCGTCGCGGGACGCGGAGGTCGTGACGGTGCGCGCGGTGGGCGTCTGCCACGTCCAACATCGTGTTGAACGATTCGGCGGCGATGCGGACCGGTTGGCCCTTCTTGGCGCGGCGTTGCAGCGGCATCATTCAATCCCCAGGTTCGCAAAATCGGCCGTGTGGTAGACCTGTTCGACGTACACGGCTTCGGGCTTGTTCTCCGAATCGTACTTACACCAGAGGTAGTCCCAGCCGTGCTTGAGGATGTCGGACCATTCGCCAACCACCAGGTCGTCGCGGTTTTCGCTCGCGGCAAACTCGTAGGCGATTTCCCAGATGGGCACGCCCCTGTCGTCCCAGGCGGTGGTTGCGCCGCGCGCGCCCTGGAACAGGACTTCCTCGGCGGCGAAGGACCGCCACGGATTTTGGTTTACCTTTCCGGTTAATCGAAACAGCGCGGCCTTGTAGGCGTCGGTGACCAGCTCGCCGGGTACGCGGTAGGTTTCGGACCACGTGAAAATCGGGCTGGTGATGTCGACGCCCTCGACACCGCTGTCGGTAACGCCGATCGCGCCTTTGTAGTCGGTGGCGTCGGACGGATAGCGGCCGCGCGTCTGAATGGACTGCGTTGTATGGTGCGTTCCGCCACCGGTGGCAAACTGGTAGTCGCCCCAGTCGGCGGCCGGCACATCCGATGAGTATTCTGCCTGGCAGTCCCAGGCATCGTCGGCTTGCGGGTCCAGCTTGTAGCCCTGGAGTCGCAATACGCGGCCGGTCGATTCCTGGATGGTGGCGGGCGCGCGGGCCAGCAGGAGGGCCCGCACAACGGCCTCGTCGGTGGCGCCGTCGATCGTCCAGTTCCGGCGCTGCGTGGAGTGGTCGCGGTGCGTGGCGCAGGCGCGCGAGGTCGGCAGTTCGCGGACTATGAGAGTCATTCAAATACCGGCAGGTGGAGTTTGTCCATAAGGTCCTTGATGGCCCGCCAGGTCCCCTCGGTGGCGACGGCCGTTCGGCGGGCGTGGTCGTCGGTTGAGCCCATGCCGGCGACGGCGGCGGCGGAGAAGGTGCCGCGGATGCTGCCGGAGGCGGCGCGCCAGCCCTCGGGGTCCAACTCGGGCATGTCGGGGCCGGAGCCCAGCGTGGAGTGGTCGCTGCGGGCCGTGTCGGCGGCCTGGCGGGCTGCGGTCAGAGCGTCTTCCCATTCCGCCCGGGCCCGGGCCAGGTTGGCGGCGGCGTCCGAAGCGGCGTCGCGGTGCATCGCGTCCAGGGCGGCCATAGTGGCGGCTTGCTCGGCCCCCAGGCCTGCGAGGGTCTCGCGGTGTTCGGCGTCGATCGCGGCGCGTTGGGACTGGGCTCCGGCGTCGCGTTGCTTCTGGCGTCGCTGGTGGTCCTCCTCAATAATCGCCTGAATCTCGGCCGGGTTCGATCCTTGGGCCTTGGCGATCATCCACCCGATACCTTTGGCGATTGTCGTACTCGCCGCGTCCCAGGCGGTGGTCAGGCTTGTGGTTGTGGCCAGCCAGGCCTTTTGAATGGCGGCCGTGGCGTCGGCCCAGATGACGCGGACACCGGTCCACAATTCGGTGAATATGCGGGCGGCGGAAAACTTGAAGTCGGTCCACATCTTGGTGAGCGTGTTCGTGCCGTCCAGCCAGGAAACCTTCAGCCCGGCCCACAGCACGTCGGCGGCCTTCTGGAAGTCGCCTGCGGACATGGCGTCTTGGATGCCGCGGAAGGTCGCGGCCACGTCGGCCCCCAGGGCCGTGGCGTCGTCGGCCATGGCACCGAAGGCGGCGCGGCTGCCTTCGGAGGCGTAAAGGGCATAGGCGGTCAAGCCAACCAGGCCGGCAGTAACCAGGCCCAACGGGGACAGCAGCGCGAGCGCGGCCACCTTCGTTACGGCCAGGCCGGCGGCGAGCCCGGTGGCGGCGAACCCGGCGGCGGTCAGCGCGCCCCCGGCCGTTACAAGCACGCCCCCCAGCGCGATCAGGCCGGCGGCCCCGGCGGCTATTTGAACGATCAGGGCGGAGTGTTCGCGGACCCAGTCGATCGTCTGCGTTATGAGCGGCGCCGTGCGGTCGGCCAGGTCGGTAAGCGTTGGGGCGAGAGCGCCGCCCACTTGCACCGACAGGCGTTTGGTGGTCGAGGTCAGGCGGAGCCAGGCGTCGGTCAGCGCGGCCGCGGCCGTCGCGTCTTCCTGCGTCATGACCAGGCCGAGGCGCTTGGCCTCTTCCATGGCGGCGGCCAGGCCTCGGGCCCCGTCGTTGAGCATCGGCAGCAGGGAGGTTCCAGCACGGCCAAACAGGACTTGAGCCAGCGCGGCCTTTTGCGTGTTGTTCTCCAGTTCACTTAGCGCGGTGGCCGTCTCCATGAAGAGGTTTTCGGTGGTCTTCAGGTTGCCGGCGGAATCCTTCACGTCGACGCCCAGTTGCCGGAAGGCGTCGCCGGTGGACGTGCTGCCGGCCGCGGCGTCGAAGGCGGCGCGTTGGAGCCGGCGGATACCGGTCTCCATGTTGGCAATGTTCGTGCCGCCCAGTTGTGCGGCATGGCTGAGGGCGGAGACGAATTCAGCCGACGCGCCGACGCGTTTGCTCATCTTGTCCACGTCGTCGCCGGCGGCGGCGAAGGCCTTCGCCGCCGCCAACAGCGGCCCAAGGATCGCGCTTCCGGCGGCGGCCGTGGCCAGGCCAATCTTTGTGACGCTCGCGCCCCACTTTTTAAGCTTGGCCCCTGCGGCGTTCAGCGCGCGGCTTAGCGGGTTGTTGTCCCCGTGGATTTCGACCCACGCTTTGCCCGCGGGAATGCCTCTGCGTCCAGCCATCAGGTCATCCGATCACGCCGCGCAGTTCGGTCGGTTTGACCCGCTCGGTCGGCTGCGCGGCGGCGTGGCTTGGCGGGTCGGGGTGGAAGTAGGCTGGAGTCTTGGCGGGCGTGTTGGGGCCTCGCAGCATGTTGTGGAGTTTGGCGAGTAAGGCGGCCGTGTGGCTCCAGTCGTACTGTAGGCGATAGCGGGCCATGTGGGCCAACTCCCGGAGGCTGTATGGGTCCGGATTCATCCGCAGGACCGCGGCGTATTCGGCAACTACGTCCCAGCCGTCGGCGCGGCGGTCTGGCGGAGCGTCGCCAGTAGGGTCTTCCGTTTCCCCGCTAGGTGCGCATCCAGTTCGGCCTGGGCTTCTGGGTCGTCGATCAGCGCGCGATTGGCGGCCACTTCGGCGGCCACCAGTTCCCCGGCTTTCTCCAGGGCCCGGACCAGGTCGTCGCGCCGATCGCGGAAAAAATCCGTGAGGGCTTCCCTTAGCGCCGTTTCGGCCGCGAGCGCGGCGGGGCCGTCGAGCGCGCGGAGAAAGTCGTCTTGCGACATGCCGGCCTTCTCGATCTGGTCGGCAGTCAGGAGCCAGATAAGGTCGATCACCGTTTCTGTGTTCAACAGGCGTTGGGCCAGGGGCGGATCGTTCGCGTCCGGGTTCAGCAGGTCGACGATGCCGGCGTTCTTGATATGCCGGGCCGCGCCGATCGTGACGGCCAGCGTCCAGACGCGGCCGGTGGAGTCTGTGAAGTGAGGCATGGCGTGGTTGGGTTAGAGGGCGGAATCTTGGAGCAGGCCGACCGTGACAGTGAGGGCGGCGGCGGCGTATACGTCGAGCGTCAGGACGCCGGACAGGTCGGCCAGCGGCGAGGCGGTGGTTTGCTCGTTGTCCCAGCCGGCGTAGCCGCCGGCCGGCAGGTCCATCAGGACGGAATCGGAATCGTCGCGGAAGACTAGCAGTGCGTCGCCAGTGTCTTCGCCGGCGGCGGCCAGCGCAACCAGTTGCGCGGCGGCGAATCGCAGGTCGTTCCGCGCGCGCTTGCAGGCCGTCAAGACGGTACCGGAAGCTGGGAGCGCGTCGCCTTGGCCGGTGTCGTCGTTGTGGACCGTTACGGCCAGGCCGTCCACGTCGTTGACGATTAGTTCGGCGCGGCGGCCCCCGGCCCAGAACACGGCGAGCACGTCGCCAGCTTCGAGGTCGGGTGTGTCGTCGAAGGCAAACGTGTGGAGGCTGTCGTAGACGTTTAGCCCTCCATACGTACACGCGGCGGGCGTGGCGCTGGGGAATTGTCCGCCTTCGTGCGCGGTCCCGTTGAGGGTCTTTGTGGATTGAATGGACAGGCCGGCGATAGCGGCGATATAGTTGACGGATGCGGTGAGCATGGGTGTTCTCAGGACGGGCTGGAAAAGGACAGGTGAGACGCGCAAGCGGCCGTACTAGACCCAGACGGGGCTGCGTTTGTCGGTATTGAGCGCGAAGGAGAGGCTCATAGTGAGGTCGCCTTCGACGGGTTCGGAGCGCTCAAACTTCGTGACCTCGTAGTCCGCGATCCAGCCGTGCCCCTGGTCGTCGAGCGCGGCCAGAGCGATCGGCGTGTCGTTGTAGTACGCTTGCCGGATCGCGGTAAAGCCGGCGTCGGTCGGGTCGTAGAGCAGGGCCACGTCAAGCGCGAGATTCTTGCACGTGGTCTTTTTGCCTTTCCATTTGACTCCGCGCCGGACGCGGTCGATGGTTTCCTTGTCACCGGAGACGGTAACGTCTTGCACGTTTTGGAGCGTGGTTGCGGGAGTGGTGTTGACGGCGCCGTACTTCAAGACGGCGTCGAGTCCTACGCAAAACGACATGGCGGGGTTTCCTTAGTGGACGGTGGCGTCCCAGAGTCTGGGCAGCCGGGGGCGGAGGGATTCGAGGGCGGGGCCCATGAACGGGCGGGCGGGATAGCGACGGCCGCGGAACCGGCCTCCGAACTCATGGGCGGCGCCGGACGGGCCGACGAACTGCACGGCCGGCCCGATAATGGCGTTGGTCTCGGCCACGTCGAACAGGATGCCGGTCTTTAGCCGTTTCGTTTTGGTGTGGGGCGGTTGGCCCGCGGTGCTTGGCTTTTTCGAGCAGCGAATCGATCGGATCGCGGCCTTACGCACGAGCGCGGCGGCGTGTTGGAGGTTCTTCGGACGCGCTTTGTCGGCGGCCCGGCGTACGCGGGCCGGTCGGTATTGGGTTCGGACGCGGGTCGATACGCGGGTCATGCGTGCACTTGGTACGTGGCGTGGAAGACGGCCAGGAACAGGGATTGACCTCGCAGGTGGTCGGGCGACGGCGCGGCAATTACCTCATGCGCGAGCCACCGGGCGGCGGGGTAGCCGGCCAAACGTGCGTGTCGCAGCGTTGACATGAGCGAGACGAACTCGGCTTGATAGGTCTCGACGTCGTCGGCCTCGGCCACCGGGGCGGCGAAGGCGACGGCGACGCGGCCGATTTGGCGAGTGATGCGGCGGGCGGCCGGTTCTTCGCTCAGGGGGCCGTCGCCCTCGGCGTAAGCCGGGCAGACCAACACTCGCCTGGCTGTGATCTCGGCGAGGTCGGCCTCCGGCGTGTACGTGACAGCGGCGGGCGCAGCCTCGGTGTCGAGGTGGGCGGCGACGGCGGCGAGTAATGCGGCTAAATCCATTTGTGTCAGTGCATGGCGTTTGCGACGAATCCGCCGGCCAGGCCTCCCAGGAAGCCGGAGCCGGCCATAAAACCGAGCAGGGCGGCGAATCGCAGCTCGATCCGCCGGACGCGGGTCTCCAGGTTGCGGGCCGGACATTCGCGGGCGTGGGCCTCCAGGGCTACGCGGGCGGCCTCGAGGGCCACGGCCCGCATGTAGTCGGGGAGTGGGACGCTAACGGCGTTGGCTGTGGATTCGGAGGCGTGTTGCGGCATGGTCGGAATAGCGGTAGGGTTTTTCGCCGTCGGGCCTACGGACGTCGTAGCGGACGCCGGCGGCGTCTTCGATCGTGTCGCCGGCCGCGGGTGTCAGCAGTTCGCCGTCGGCGGCCAGGTCGGCGCGTTGAACGAGCCAGTCGGTGGTGTGCGAGGTAATGGCCACGCCAGCCGGGTCGAGCGGGTCGAACTCGGACTGCCCCCTTACCGCGGTGAGGCTCACGAGGGCCTCGCCGCGGCGGTAGGTGATCGGCTCGCCAGCGGCCCGGTGGAGGGCGGCGGCGAGTATCGCGGCCGGCTTCACGGCCTCAGAACAGCAGGTCCACGGAGAGCGCAGCGTCCGAGCAATCGCCGGCGGCCGAGTTGGTCGCCTTGATCCGGACGTAGCGGTCGCAGTTGGTGGGCGGGCGGAAACGGGCCGACGCAGCGGATGCGCCGGTGCCGTCGCCGGTTTGCACCAGGACGGCTTGCGCGAGGGTGCGGACGCCGGCGAACTCGGCATCGGGTGCACACTGGACGTCGTAGGTCATGGTCGCGGCGCTGCCGAGCTGTGCATTCGTCAGCGCGGGGCCGGTGATCAGTATTTCGGCGGGCGCGAGGAACTGGCCGCTGGACGGAATCCGCAGGTCCAGGCCGTCGCTATAGACGGCGCCGGCCTCGGCAGGGAGCGCCTTCGACACGTGGAACTCGGCGTCTTTGACTTGGTACATGGTTTGGAGTCCTAAAGGTGGGGGCGGAGTATGGAAAACGGGCGGGCGGCCGGAGCCGGCGGAAGATGAGACCGCGCGGCCCCGGCCGTGGCACGGGCGGGACGGATCAGAGCGTCAGGGGCTCGGTGTCGGCGATGGCGTCGGTCACGGCGATCGGCACGCCGTAGGCATCCGACGGGATCGGGGCCGGGGCGCCGGTCGCATTGGTAGCGGTCCGGCTCTTGCGCAGCTGTTCGCGACTTCGTCGCGTCATGAGCATGACGTCGGGCACGATGCCGGCGGGGAACTTGCTCAGGGCCTCGGCGAGGATGTCGTCGTCGAGGGTGCAACCGGCGTCGGCGGTCAGCTTTTTGATCCGGACCACCTTGGTTCGGTTGGCGACTTGCAGACCGGGACGCATGAGCAGGTCCTGGACGTATCCGGTCAACGGGTTTCCGGCGTCGTCGCGAATGGTCTCGATGCGCGGATCAGACACGGCCAGTTCACCGCCTTGACCGAGCACCCAGGCGACGGAGTCGATGCCCCATTTGACGAGCCAGACAGAGGTACCCGTGTTCGGCGTGGTGCCCTCGGCGTCGACCACGCGGTCGGCAGCGTCGTAGCTGTCGATCAGGCCGGGGAAGGCCTTGGCGTCGCCGAGGGTTTCGTGGCGGCCGTAGTAGAAGCACTTGGCCAGCGTTTGCATGGCCCCTTCGAGGATGCCGGCGGCCTCGGTGGCGATGAAGGCTTCGGGGCCTTCTTCCGAAGCATCGGCGACGGCCTTGTCGCACTCCCAATAGGGGTTGCAGATATAGGTTTCGACCAGGCGGTTGGCGTAGGTCGATTTGACAACGGCGGTCCCTTCGTTGGCGTCGCGGAATGGGACGGTCGGAACGGAGGTGCGGACCTTCGTGCGGTAGTTTAGGCCCCGGATCGTCCGCCAGTGGCCGGCGGCAATTTCGGGGTGGGCTTGCATAACCTCCTCAATCAGGCCGGCAGCGGAGTCG